CCTTACGGGGACCTCTTTAGAGGGTAACCTCTCGCACAGTCTATGACTGTGTGCCTCAACCTTGGCAAACTAACGGAAGCAAAGAACATGGCTGATCGCGATGTATCAACAAATTACACTTCGTCCACACAAAACTTGTTGTGGCCGAATGGTAATGTTCGCTTGACAAATACAAGCAATACGTTGATACGACGTACCTTCAGAGATGCGTCCGAGTCTACTGTACCTCTAAGCAGTGGCACGTACGTGGATAGTACCAAGTACTATGCTTTCTTTGCAAATGCGAAGGTAGGTGATTTTGCTTACACCTACCATCCTGAAGTTGGCGCCAGTTCTGGCGCTAACGGAAAGGGTCGCACTGAACAACCGTTTCCACAGAATCCCCTCTATTGGGGTTGTCAGCAGAGCTATCCTTATAGCCCGGCTGTACCTGGATCTCTTATTTCCAGCTGTGAGAACCTTGTTCTCTCCCGCATTAAGAATAACGATTTCAACTTAGGTGTGGCTTTGGGCGAACTGCCCGAGACTATTGCCTTCGTTGGAAACACGTTATCGTCCGTTGCCCAGCTCTATCGAGCTATTCGGCAAAGGAATGTAGGAGAAGCCCGACGCGTCGTGAGACGCTATTTCGGGGAAAGCAGCCCTGAGGGTCCACCAAGGATCCCCAAGAATGCTGCTACTGCTTACCTCCAATATCAATTCGCATGGAAACCCATGATGAATGATATTTACCAAGCGTGTAAGCTCGTCTCTGACGGCTTACCCGAATCCGAGGCCTTTAAGGCAAAAGCTGCCTTAGAGGACAAAGGGTTCTCGTTGCCTGTATTGCGTTCGCAATACAGTACGATGGGCTCGGTAACGGGTCAGGTCAAACGTGGTGTTGAAGTTGGTGTATCTTTCAAGATAACCAACAGCACCTTGTATGACCTCAATCGATTGGGTCTTGTAAACCCCTTGTCGATCGCATGGGAGCTTGCTCCCTTGTCGTTCGTATTCGATTGGTTTCTGCCAGTCGGGAATTTTCTTGATTCCCTGACAACCGGTGTTGGAATAGATTTCAAGACCGGCTATAAGACGTTGTGGCTTCGCAATGACTTCACTGCGAGCTACTACCCTTATGGTGACGGAAACAACCCTGCTGGAAAGCAGGCTGAGGTTGTATCTCAGACAAAGAGCATGTACCGTTACAAGCTCTCTTCTTTTCCAATACCGATTCCGTATCTTAACGCGAATCTTAGTATTGGGAAGATACTGTCTGGATTAGCCTTGATTATTGCCATGCGCTAGCGTGGTAAGGTTAAGGCGAGCTATACGCGAATAACCGCGTATAGTAATCATGTAGCCAGGTATCTAGGGTTTGGATATCTGGTGAACAGACTGAAGGGTTAGCAACATGGTTGCAGCCACCTCCTTCTCGGTCGATGACCGAGAATCCACTCCGGTGAGTCACACGTTCACTCCGAACGGCTTCTCAGCGGATAACTCTGTCGCGTTCTTCAAGAACGTCGGCAGCGTCCCGATCGAAGACGAAAAGTTCTCGATCTCCTGGCGCGAGTCAAAGGCGAGCCAAAACCGAAAGGTTCGCCTTAAGCTTGAGGTTCCTGTTGTGGTCACTGAGACCATCAACAGTGTCAACGTGCCCAAAGTGGCCCGCGTCGCTATCTGCGACGCGACCTTCACGTTCTCGCTGGATTCGTCCGAGCAAGAGCGTGACAATGCAGTTGGCATGTTTGCCAATGCATTGGCTGCCAGCCAAGCCGTCATCGACGGCACGCTGGTAGAAACAAACGCAATTTGGTAATTGCGTATGTTTGGCACGCGTGGGATGGGAGCGGTATTCGCCGCTCCGATCCTGTCGGTCCTACTCGGAGTTGGGTACATCCTGTATCCCAACCTTTATCCCGCTGAGTGTCAGACTCTGACACACAACGGCCCCGAGGACAACCCTACAGCACCTAACGTGGTGTTGCAGGAAGGACGTCTACCAGGGATTGACTTCTACAAGTCTTTCCCTTGGAGGGATGACGGGTTTCTGGATTTACCAGACCCGTTCCCTTTCATCTGGAGCCAAAAGGAGAATCCTCTCGAGGATTAACCTTTAACTTCTAACAACTCAAAAAGGAGCCGTTATGGATTCCCAAATCGAAGAAGAAATGGGGGTCCAAACGGGCTTCCTTGATGAGCTGGAAGAATCCCTCTATCAGAAGGATCTCATATTCTTCCTTTCGCACGGATACTACTATGATTCTATTCATGGTGTATTCGAACGACTGGAAGATGTGATTTCTCCGATCGATGGAGGGGGCACCCAGTGGTAGTGACAGACACTTTTCGCTTAACATCCAAAGGAGTTATAAATGCGAAAACGGAACCGAAGAGCTAAGCTTTCGACTCGTTTACCCGCGGGCGTATCTGCTGCGTTCATTCGTGAATTGCAGCAGGCACTACCGACGGATGGTTTTAAGTCTCAGTATCTTAGGGAGGAACTCCTTTCTAAGTATTGTGACCCAACGACTGTTCGAGCGGAGACCCGTCGCACAGCAGCGATCACAAAGTGGTTACTGTCTGAAGCCAGAAACGCCCAAACCAATCAGCGTCTCTATCTTGGAGACGCCGATTTCGGTTGGCTCACCTACGAACAACTGTGTTCTAGAGTGAAAACCTTAATTGGGCGCATACTTGGCGAAGTTCGTTATCCGGAAATCTTTCGAGAATCCGGTGTTTTTCATACGAACGGCGCAAGTACTCGTGTGAAGCGGTCAGAAGTGGCCGCTATACACAAGCTTCAGGGTGATGTGCACCTCTCTAACTCAGCTGTAAAGCATTGGCTTGCGTTTGCCTCAGGCACACGTCTGTCCAAACAGGATTGTATCCTGCGAGAAGAGAACGTGCTATTCACTGTTCCAAAGAAGACAGATATTGACCGAGTGGCTTGTAAAGAGCCTGAGATCAATATGCTACTACAAAGGTGTGTGGGAAACCACATACGCTCTAGATTACGTCGAGTTGGCATTAATCTTAATGACCAAACGCGTAATCAAGAGCTCGCACGTCGTGCGGTCCGAGAGGACCTTGCGACGATTGACTTGAGTAGTGCAAGCGATTCCATTACGAAGCAACTTGTCTTTGACATGTTGCCTTTCGAATGGTGGTCGCTTCTGGATGATATCCGCGTGAAGCATACTTTGATCGATCCCTCTTTTCTTAAAGAGGATCCCGAAGTATCCCGGATTCTTAAGACTGATCCTACGGAAAAGCTTAAGAGCCTGGACCATTCTCTCACCGATACAGGAGAACGCCTCCATGAGTTGGAGATGTTTTCCTCGATGGGAAATGGTTTCACGTTCGAACTAGAAAGCCTTCTATTCTACGCGATCACTCGCGTAGTCTGCTGGCGATCTGGTGTTCGGGGTATCATCTCCGTCTATGGTGACGATATCATAGCTCCCACTCGGATTGTTCCGCGTTTGAAGCGTATTTTCGATTATATTGGCTTTCAGGTCAATATGTCGAAGAGCTTCTGGCGGGGTCCTTTTCGAGAGAGCTGTGGTAAACATTACCATAACGGCTTCGAAGTCACTCCCTTCTATATCCGAAGGGAGATTCTTTCATTGATGGACTTGATACTCCATCTTAATCACGTTCTTGAGTGGGACGGCAGAGGCTGGGGTTTCTTTACCACAGATTCTCTAGCCGTCTTTCACAAGAAATGGTCCAAGTACGTCCCTGCTCGCCTACATGGCGGGATTGATCCTTCGGATCCAGGAGCGTTGGTCACCGGAGATTCTCCGCGCCAACGCTTAGTACCTGTGACTAAGTCAACGCAACATAATCGGTTAAGCGCCGAGTTGCATTGGCTTATGATGAAAGAATCCACTGATCAAGTTATCAGTGTTGACCCACAAAAGGAGGTAGGGTACGAAACCCAGCCTATTATCTCCTGTGGAGAACGGTCTACCTGGATGCCTTATCTCATAACTGAATGAGGTGCACAGGTGGGAGGCGCCGCGGCTTCGCCGCGGTGATCATCACTTCTTGGTGATGATGAAGGAAG